ACATCTGCGACTGAATAAACAACAGCAACTTCACCACCTGCTTGTCTTATCTTTTCAATCATAACCTTTTGATTTTTAGATAATTGTCCTTTAGCACTGTCACCTGTCTTTGGTTTCTTAACCTCTAGGAAGTAAGCCATACCATCATGAATAATACAAATATCGGGAACACCTGCTTTAACACCCTCTGCCTTTAACTTGGATGCAACAATCTTATTACGTTGACCACCATTAGGAACAGCAAACCAACAAACACCTCTCATGTCTAGGTATTGAGCAATAGCCTTTTGAGTTTGATGCTCGTAATCTTTCACTTGTCCTTATCCTTTTCACGTAACAAATTATCAATAATCTCTTTAGCAGATTCACAAGTGTGTTGTCTTACCTGTTTGTCATCCATGTAACTAATTCTATCAAGTAATTGTTTAACCCCTACCAATGCTGTAACACATTGTCTCTTTGAATGTCCCCACCACATATTAAAGGTCACGCTCTCCAAGATTATCTTCCTCACCAAAGTAAGAACTCAAGCCATATACTGCCCAATGAAGTGTAGGTGAGTCTGCCTTTAGTCTGTGATTTAAACCACTTAAAGATATTCCTAACAATTCTGCTGTCTTTGCTTGTGTTAAACCAAGACGTTTTAGTTCAGCAGGTATGCTGTTAAAGTAGACTGTTTTATTAATATTATCTTGTGCCATAACTAATACTTATTGTTGAATTAAGATAATATTATATCATCATTGACAGACATAACAGTTGTTCTTTTTTTTATTTATACACAGAACACAGTTGTAGTTGGGATTGAGAATAGTTGTTAAACATGTAGAACCTTAGTGAATGAACATCTTTGCAACTCTCATACTAATCGCCTAAAGAACAGGCTCAAGTAACGAGATTGCTCAACATTGTGCAAATAATTAAATCAGTCAATAGAAGTTAGTTTATAATTTATCCACGTTCAAATAAAAAACCCCCAAATGATTGTAGTCAGATGAGGGTTGGAATTAGGTGATTGCGCCACCTTGGATACTATTATATCATAGTAATCATATTGGTCAATACACTGCAATGGTGTTTAATTTTAAATTTGACCTAAACTCAAAGAAGCAATAGAAAGATAAATCCTAGCAATGACTGCCCACTTGTCAACTAGGTCAACGTGGTAAGTTTTAAGAACCACCGATACGAACTCAAGGTGTTGTTAGTTAGAGTTTGTTGGCTTGGAATGAAATGACCAAGAAGGTAGAGGGTTTAAGACTAAGCATCTTAGGCTCAATAACTTATATCCTTAGACCGTGACTATGGTTTATGTGGTGGCTTAACCCAACAAAGGGTGCTTTACCACAAGGATAGAAGTGGGCTTGCTGTGTCTAAAATAATCTCATATTTATTTTAATTAAAGTGTTGACATCTATATCGTATGTGATATAATACACCCATCAAAGCAACAAAGCATTGATACTTTTTTAATAAAACGGAGATAGATATGAAACATTCAAAAGTACAATATTGGGATGATGAACGTGATATTGGTAACAGTATCATTGTTACCTTGCATTATGGATGGTCTTTTGAACCAAGTGAACACAGTGGTGTTCGTGGGTTTGACTATGTGAAAGATGCTAAGGAAGCAGTAAGAAAATATACCTACCCATGCAACTGCGAGGAGTGTAAATCTAATGGCACAATCTGAGTTCTTTAAGAATACTACAAAGGTACTAACATCTGCAGTTGAAATGTCAGAGGTAGATGAAGGTATCTTTAAGACGTTTGATTATGATTTCCACGGCAAGACATCATTTACTGTTCCCACGTTACCACCTATCCCTGATGAATTTAATATTGGTGTAATTTGTGGCTCAAGCGGTAGTGGTAAGTCATCATTGCTTGCTCAGTTTGGAGAAGAGGAAAAACTGACATGGGATAACAACCGTACAGTTGCCTCTCACTTCGATAGCCAAGAGGATGCGATAGAACGTCTATGCGCTGTAGGTTTAAACTCAGTGCCGACATGGGCAAAGCCTAGACATGTTCTATCAAATGGAGAAGGATTTCGAGCAGACCTTGCTAGACGATTAAAAGACAATGCGGTTATAGATGAATTTACATCTGTAGTAAATAGAGATGTCGCCAAGTCTTGCTCAGAGGCGTTGCAAAAATATGTAAAGCGTAAGAATATCAAGAACTTGGTGATTGCAACCTGTCACTCTGACATCCTAGAGTGGCTATCACCTGATTGGGTATACAACACAGACACTAAAGAAATTAGTAGGGGGTCACTTAGGCGACCTGACATTGAAATCAAAATACACAAAGGCACAAATGATGATTGGGGAATGTTTGCACAGCATCACTATCTAACTGCTGAGTTGCCTACTGCGGTACGTTGCTTCTTAGCAACATGGAATGGGGTTATTGTAGGATTCTCGTCATCAATTTCACTACCGGGTAAGATACCACCTCTGTACGAGGGCGACACAAGAAAAAAGTTTAGGGAATGTCGAACCGTTATATTGCCTGACTTCCAAGGCTTGGGTATAGGAACTAGATTATCTGATAAGATTGCTGACATTCATATAGAAGATGGGTATCGTTATTTCTCTAAGACATCACACCCTAGAATGGGAGAATACAGACAGAAGTCGGACCTTTGGAGACCAACAGCCACTAACTTGGCTGACAGAAGTAAAAGCCAAAAACGTAGTAAGAAAGAACTGTGGCATCACATGACGCTAGATACAAAGCGTATCTGTTATAGCCACGAATACATAGGTGTTGATAATAAGTCTTATAATCCTAAGTGGCAACACCCTGAATCAGAGACCCAAGGAACTTTATTTTAAAAAAAAGTTAATAAAATACTTTACTTCTATATCGCATGTGATATAATATCCCCAACACCAACACAAAGAGGTGTTACTTTTATAATAAAACGGAGATAAAAATGCAAACATTTACAAAACTATACAGCGTTGGTTCAGTAGTTGATACTAATCTTACTTTCTACCCTATGGGAACAGACGATAAACCTGATTTAACGAATCCGACTATCTTTTCTGAACTTAACCAAGAGATTTTCTTGTCAATGAGCAAAGACGATTCTGCAACTGTATTGAAATTAATTGCGAAAGCCCCACTTTAATCAAAACGGAGATAGATATGTCAATGGAAACAGAAGATAGAGAATACTTTGAATGGTCAGACGCACAAGACGTTCTTTTTGAGCAATACAGAGAGATGGCTAAGGCTCAATTCTTTGCCGATATAGAGCAGATTGTATTAAACGTAGAGCATCACATACCTAATGACTTAGAAGGCGAGGAAGTTAAAAATTGCCATCCTAAGGTAGCAGATGCTATAGACCAAATCACTCAGTTAGCACTATGCTACACATACGAAACAGAAGACGGTGATTTCATCGACTATGAGTATGAAGATTTGTTGAAAGATATTCTGAGCGATGAATTAGGTTATTACAAGGAGAGTGAAGATGAGTAAGATTTCAGAGATACTTTACAACCTAGTGGTTGGTGCGTTGCTTGCAACATTCTTCTTGGCTACGCTAGTTTATTTTATGACTATTTAATTCGGAGAATATATGAGCAATAAAGATTATGAAGTTATCTTTAAAGTTAAGAATGCTAAACTTTTATATATGATGCGTTCCTATGGGCATGAAACTATACGAGACCTATCAAAGGTATCAGGAATCAGTTATCAACAGATAGTCAATGTCTCTAATCTAAAGGTTTCGGCTTATAAAAAAGACTTTACATTACGAGCCATAACAAAAAACCTTATAGGTTATTTTAAATGTGAGCCATTTGACATTTTTCCCGAAGAGGTAATGTATGAGGCTTTAAAAAAGAACCAATCATCTTTAGAGTTTACAAGTGAAGAGTTAAATTCGTTTATGCCATCACTAGGTTTTGATATAAAAAGCCTAGAAGATGAGATTAACAATAAGCAACTTGTAAAAGAGTTGGCAGAATGTTGGTCTCCTAAAGAAACAAAAATAATGATAAATCACTTTTGGGATGGAGCAACTTTAGAAGAGATAGCAGAGGTTGAAGGTGTCACAGGATGTCGTATTGCTCAAATAGTAAACAAGGCTAAAAGAAAGGCTGTTGCTCACGCTAAATTTAAAGGTATAAATTTTTTTTCATAAATTCCTTGCATTATTGTTTCTTATTTGATATAATTACACCATCAACGCAATAATGCGAAGATACTTTAAAATAAAACAGGAGATAGATATGGAAACAATTAAATTAGTAAAAGAATCATACACAGACCATAACGATAACGAGTGCTTCTATGTAGAAGGTGTAGAAAATACAGTTGAAGTAACATTTGACTACAATTCATGGAAAGCAACAATGTATGAGATGTGCGATACAGTTGTTCATCAAGTATGGGCAGACACTCCACGCAAAGCGACAAACTTACTTCTTAAAAACTTTGACCTTAAACTTGGTGAGGTGGCGTAATGAACATTCAAGAAATGAAAAACGAATTAATCAAAAAATTAGAAGAAGAAAGAGCAATAGCCATTAACAACTTTGGTAAGTCAGTTTACGTTATAGACCAAGAACCTTTTCGGAAAGAAATAATGGGAATAGATATGGC